GTGAAGGCCAGGGTGAAGCTGTGATAGATCGCGTCCTTGCGGTTGAACGTCGGCGCGCTGTCGAGTACCACGTCGATCGTGCGCTCGATGTTGTCCGCGATATAGGTCAGCGTGCCGGTGTGCGTCATCATCTTGAGCATCTGCCGGCGCAGTCTGCCCGCCTCGGACTTGTCCGTGGTGTGCATGTGGCCGGAGATCTCAATGTCGCGCGGTTGCAGACGACTGCCGATATATGTGCTGCCGTCCTGCCCCATAGCCGAGGTGCTGTAGATCTGGGTTTTCACATCGGACAGCCCAGAAACGTCCTTGAAATTGATATGATACATAGATGCGCGGGAGAGCTCGAAACTCTCACCGCGCGTATTGGTATAGATCAGCCGTTCCCACGTCATATTGCAATCTCCCTCGCAATCTGCCGGAAGTTCTTTGCGGCCTGCCGCTGCTGCTCCACGTAGCTCGTATCATTGGCATATACGTTTTGCGTGATGGCAAACGTCGTGCCCTGATTATTGCTCCTGCCGCCGTACTGCTGCACGCCGGGCACAGCGCCGTCCACCGCGCGCCGGATTAAGGTATCCGTGTTGCGCATTTCCGCGCCGAAGCCCTCGCTCAGACCCATGGCCATGAACCGGCCGATGCCGGCAAATACCTTGGACGGCGAGTTGATATCCATCTCATCTTTCACCGCGTCCACGATGTCCTTCATCATGTTCCGCACTCGGCTGATCAGCGTCGAGCGCATACTCCGCATGCCGCTCCAGATTCCGTCGGCCATGTTGCGGCCGCAGGCGTAGAGCTCGCCATTGTACCCGTCGATCACGCCCTTGATCTGGCTCATGATCTGCTGCATCTCGTTAGTCAGCGCGCTGGCCTTGTTGGCCATGCCTGCGCGCACGCTCTCGTCGATCTGCACGCCCTCATCGGTGTACTCGGAGTGATACGCTTCTAGCGCCGCGAGGATGTCCTGCGTCATGGCCGGGATCTGGTCGGTGATCGCTGTCACGTTGGCCGCCATGGCCTCGGCAATCAGATCGGAGATGGCCGTGCCCTCGTCGGTGTACTGGCCGTGCTGGTTCTCGTACGTGCTGATGATCTCAGTGGTCATGCCGTCAATCTTGCCAGTGATGGCGGCGACATTGCCGTCCATTCCCTCGGCCAGCTTGTCAGCAATCCGTTGGCCTGCCGCAACGTAGTCGGGCAGGCGCGCATCAAAGGCCGCAACGATCGTCGTAGCCATCGCCGGGATCTTGTCCGTGATCGTGCCCACGTCCGCTGCAATCTTTTCGGCGATCGCGGAGATGATCTCAGTGGCCACAGTGTTGCCGTTGGTCTGCGCGGACTCGGTGCCGGCAGTGCCTGCCTCGTCGATTACGCCGGTGATCGCGGTCTTCACAGCGTTACTGCCGCCCTTGCTCTTTTCGATGCCATCCGCGATGGCGCTGATGATATTATCGCCAACGCCGGAGAACTTCTCCGAGCTCTTGCCGCCCCAGCCGAGGAACCCGGTGCTCTGCATGCCCAGTGCATCGTTGATCGCAGTCTCGAGCGCCTCGGTGATCTTGCCCACGCCGCCGGAAAAATCATCCGCGGACACATCGCCAAGGCCTGCGTTAATCCCTTTGATTAGGTTTTCGCCGAATTTCTGCGTCTTGGAGCTCGCGCCCTCGGTCGTGCCGAACTCCTTAGCCATCGCGTCGAGCGCTGCCTTGGCTGCATTCTGTCCGGCCTTCTCAACGTCGTCCTTGCCGCCCTCGATACCGCCCTTCACGCCGGACATGATATCAGAACCGATCTCTTTGCCTTCTTTGGATTCGGACGATTCGCCGCCGAATCCGAAGATCGATTTGATCGCATCCCAAATCTTGCCGAAGACACTGGCCACAGTATCAAGTACCGCGCTCACGCCATCAAGCAAGCCCTGGCCGAGTCCCTTGAGGAGGAAATCGCCGATGTCGGCAAATACAGTCGACGGTGAGTGTATGCCGAACAGTTCTTTAACCCAGTCGATCACGCCGCTGAATGCCTTGACCACCGCGTCCTTGGCATTGCTCAGTGCATTGGATATGCCATCAACCAGGCCATTCCATAGCTGAGCGCCCGCCTCGCCGATCTTAGCAATATTGGACGGGTCGGTAAATGCATTGAACAGTCCGGTGATGATTGCCGGGATCGCCTCGCAGATGCCCATGATGATTGCGCCAACATTGCCAACCAGGCCTAGCAGCAGCGTAACGCCCGCCTCCACAATATCCGGCAGATGCTCGATGAGACCGGCAATCATACCAGTGATAAGTGCCGGAATAGCCTCTACAATTGCGTCGATAATGCCAGGGATATTGCCGACAAGCGCAGAGAGCAGTTGCACGCCGGTATTGATCAGATCGGGGATAGACTCGAGGATCGCGCCCATCAGGGTCGTCATGATCGTTGGGATCGCTGCGATCAGATCGGGCAGCGCGGCCAGCAGGCCGTCCGCAAGGCCGAGGATAATGTCGTCCGCCGCCTCAACCAGCATGGGGATTGCCTCGATCAGGCCGGTGATGATCTCGGTGATCATCTGCACCGCTGCCGGAATCAGCGTAGGCAGCGCCGTGCCGATGCCGCTTACCAGCGCGCCGACAAGCTGCACCGCGCCGTCGATCAGCAGAGGCAGGTTGGCAATGATCGTATCCACAAGGGACATTACCATATCCACCGCCGCGGGAGTCAGCTCCGGGATTAAGGCAATCAACGTCGACAGCAGGCTGTTGAACAGTGTCGTCGCCGTCTCGACGACCATTGGCAGCATGCCGGCGATGTTTTCGACGACCGCGTTAAACAGGGTAGGGAGTGCCGCAACAATGTTTTCAATGACTGGCGTGATATTGTTGATCACATAGCCCAGGTACTCGGCCACGTTACCGACAAGCGCCTGAATATCCGCGTCAGTAGTGCCGAGGCCGGTGAGCAAGTTATCAAACGCAGCCCCAAGGGCACCCATGGAGCCCTGGATCGTATTGATGGCCTCATCCGCAGACACACCGGACATGCCCATGCCATCCTGTACAGCGTGGATGGCGGAAATGACCTGGTCAAAGGTAATCCCGTCCATGCTGCTGATCTTTTCGTTCAGGATGCCGCTGTCGTTGATCAGACGCACCATCTCTTCATTGGTGCCGCCATAACCGAGCCTCAAGTTATCCAACATAGTATAATTACCTTTGGCGAAGCCCTGATATGCGTTCTGGATCGATGACATGTCCGTACCCATCTTATTGGCATTATCTGCCATGTCAAGTACGGCCTGATTAACGAGTTCTGCGGCCTTGGTTGTATCACCGCCTACGCCTTGGATCAGAGATGCTGCGAAACCCGTAGCGGTCTCCAGATACTCATTCGCGGACATGCCTGCATCACGAAATGCATTCGCAGCATTTTTGAGCACGATGTCCTGCGCCGATTCAACCGTTTTCGACAGCGACTTGTACTTTTCCTCGATTGCTCCCTGGGTTAGCGGCCCGATGATGCCATCGACGGCCAAGCCATTTTCCGCTTGGAATTTCTTGATGTTTTCGACTGAGCTCCCGATCGACGCGGCGTAATCATCGACGGTCTGACTGCTGCTGCCAAACAGCGTCTCCACGCCGCCTGCCAACTGCTCATACTCACCGTATGACTCGACAACCGCCGTGCCAACCTTATCCGCGCCCGCCGCAGCCGCAGTGGCCAACGCGGCCATGCCAACACCCAGCGCCTTCGCGCCTTTGGCGACAGCATCTCCAAGCGCCTTCCATTTGTCGGAGGTTTCGCCGATTGATTTTTTTGAGTTTTTAAGTGCTTTATCTGTATCTTTGATGGCATTTTCGGTATTTGCCATCGCTGCACGCGCCTCATTAAGGTTCGTTTGCATGCGCTGCACAGCGGGATTTGTCTCATCAAGCCCCTGTTCCTTCATTTCGCGCAGAGCTTTGGCCGCCGCAGCGGCCTTTTCGGATTCCGCGTCGAGCTGTTTCTGGAGCACCTGCTTCTTGGCCGTCAACGCCTGAGTACTACTTGCATTGTTCGCATACTCAGCGGTCACAAGCTTCAGCTCACTGCCGATTTCGCGCAGGGAGGAGTTGATCCCCTTACATGCGCTGCGATACTCTTTTTCGCCTTCGAGCGCAAGTTTGGTCTTAATGGTATCCTCGCGGTTGGCCATTACAACATACCTCCCATCGCGTAATCGATAGCATCCATGTCCTTAGGCTTAGGCCGTTCAAATTTGTCCGGGTTGTAGACCCGGTGCCAGTAAAACAGCTCAAGTAACTTATAGGGTGTCATGCGCCAGACCTCCGACTCGCGGAAGTTGAGCAGCGTGACACCCATATACAACAGTTGGGCAAGATCTATTTTGCCTTGCCCGTCTCCGCGTTTTTTGCGTCGTCCTCGTCAACCTCGGTGGGGACGGCGCTGCCGGTATTACCCACGCTGATCGCCGCAAAGATCGCGTCCTTGACGGCGTTGAGGTTGCCCACGTGGATCAGTTTGCCAACCTCGCGTTCGGTCAGCTCGTTGGCCGGATCGCTCTCGCCCTCGTTCAGCAGCACGGTCAGCAGGAAGCGGAGGTTTTTGAAGCCCTCCTTGCCGGTCATCGCTTCGCCGATCTTGGTCAGGTCGCCGAAGCGCTCCTGGATCATATCGATGGCGTTGAGGTCGTACAGCAGGTGCCGCTCCTTGTCGAGCATGATGGGGTAACGTCCGTCTCTGATAGCGCTCATAATGGTCTCCTCCTTATTAGTCGTTATTGATTAAGCCGCCGCGGGCTCTTTGACTGAGGTGAACCAGCCATTGCCTACGGTATCGGTAGAGCCGCCGTCGCCGACATACGAGGCCTTCCAGGCGCCATCCGCACGAGCCATGATCGTCCCCTCAATCTCGGGAGTCTGGTACTCGATCGAGTTGCCCTTGGTCTGGTAGTTTTCGGACGGGACGGAGAAACGTACACGATACAACCAAATGAACGCGTACTTGCCGCCAGTCTTGCGCGCGCGGAAGCCGATCGCAACCTCAGGCGCAATATCATTGGCATTGGCGATGACCACATCGTCCGAGCCCTTGGTCTGACCAAGGATCGCAGCCAGCACAGCGGGAGTCAGATCGTTGATATTGAGCTTGAGCGTGCCACTCGAAAACTCGCGAACGGAATCGTCCACGCCGTCGTCCGCGTACAGCGTGCCCTCGGCGTACTCCACCGACAGCTCCGCGCTGATGGCCTTGGCCATCTTGACGGGCGTGCCATAGGTCACAGCGCCGGCATCGCCCTCGGTAATCAGCGAGTAATACAGATCATTAAGACCGATAGTCGCCATAATTACACCTCCATGTAATAGCGTGCCTCAATGGGCACATGGTAGTAGTGAGTATCCTCTTCGTAGACTTCGGGGTCGACGTAGACCCCGACAAAGCCGTTCGCCCGGAGCGCGGCCTTGACCTTACGGATCAGCGCAACGGGAGAGCCCCGGCAAAATACATCGACGCGATACAGCCAGTTTTCGACCTGGCATTCGTCGTCGCCGTGCTCCTGTTCTTGGCATGCAATGATCTGGTAGGTGGCAAATTCGTCGGCCTTGCCCGTGTACAGCAGCCGGGCATAGGGGATGCCGAGGGATTTCATCGCAGCCGCAATCGTCTGCTCAGGATCCATCGCCCATCACCTCCGACCACTTTGCGCGCATGGCCTCGTGCAGTTTGCTCGAGCACTTTTCGTTGGCCGATGACATCCACGGGCGCGCAGGCACATTCTTTTTTCCGTACTCGGCGATAAACCCCTTGGTGGCGTTGCGCACGCCCTTACGATCCTTGCCCTGCGGATACACGTCCAGGTATCGGCCTTCCTTGCCCTCTTTAACCGGGGTTGCCTTGATCGACGCGTGAAAATCGCCGGTATCGTACACGCCCATGGCCTTGCTCTCGGATTTTTGCGCCTCGACCAGTACTTCCGCGCCGGCCTTGAGCATTGCATCCACGGCGGGGGTTACGGCTTCGCCGCGCGCAATCAACGCCTTTTCGACGTCGTCGAAGCCCACCACGTTGAACTTAGCCATCGTCTGTGCCCTCCAGTCCATCAACCGCGGTAAGGTACAACTGCGTCAGCGCGCCGTGCAGCACGCGCCGCTCCACGCGGTAAGTCGTGCCGCCAATGGCAAGATAGCTTTGCCCGGCGTACTCGGCCGTGTACACATCCGCGCGCGCGTCGAGCGTCACCCCGGCCTGCTGCGAGTTGTAGTACACGTTGTCCTCGACCTCTCGGCGCATGCACCAGAGAGTCGAGGCATTGTCCTTGTCCAGTACTCCGTATCGGGCGTTATAGTCGTCGACCGTCTCCTTGCGCGGGTAAGCCGTTGACAGGATGAATACATTGTCGCCTCGGATCAGCGTCAGGTCGGTAATCTCCTGATCGTTGTCCTCGTCCACGCCGTCGTACGCTCTGGACACAGCCCAAGGCGTGCCGCCCAGCGTCACAATGTCCCATGGCAGTACGTCCGCGCGCGGGATCCTGATCCGCATCGTCAGATCGCCGGTCGCGTTGTCCTCGGCGGTATGGTCGCGGCTGCCGAACCAGTTGCGGTACACCTCGGGCAATCCCTTGGTGATGTCGTCGCCCCTCTGCGTACCATCCACCCGGTACACGTGCGCGATACCTCGATCAAGTAGCATTGCCATCACCTCGATTGCGGAGGAATCGCTCGCGCAAGGCGAGGCGCAGCCACTCGGGCATAGCGCCTGCCTTGTCGCGATTGAGATATTGCCAGGCCGCGAAGTCCGCCAGGAATACGCAGTCCTCGGTCACAGTCAGATCCAGCGACACGCCCTTGTGCTCCAGCTCATCACGCGCCGCCTCAATGCGGGAGGACAGATAATCGTCCAACGCGGAATCCGCGCGGTTCAGCCGAACCTTGATCAGTTGCAGTACAGTGTCCATGCCGCCGGCCTCCTATTACGAGATGGTATACGCCGCAGTCAGCTCCGCGGAGTTGTCCATGCCCTTCTTGACTGCGATCGCCTTAATGGTCTTGGTCGCCGAGATGGCCACGGGCGCGGTGTACTTGGTGCTGGCAGTGGTCGGGGTCTTGCCGTCAGTGGTGTAGTAGATGGTCGCGCCCTTGGTGCCGCAGAAGAGCTGCACGTTCTGCGCGCCGCTGTAGGTGCCAGCAGCCGGGACGGCATACGGAGTCTCGGTCTTGTTGGCCTCATCCTCCGGGAAGGTCTTGCTGGTCTCGGGCGTGCCGTTGTTGATGTTGATCGCGACGAAGCCCTCGCCGAAGATCGGCTTGCCATCGTAGCGGGCCGAAGCCTTGTATACCGTGCGCTCCTCGATGAAGCGCACCTGATCGCTGCTGGCCATGCTCATGCCGGCGCGCTCGACGAGCAGGTACAGGTTGCCGTAGCCGCCGATGATGGTGTCATCGGCCATCAGCTTGTCGGGCACAATCTCCACCGCGCCGCCGATGATGGGCATGGTCTTCTGCATGCCAGTTACGATCGCACCGGTCGCATTGATGCTCATGGCCTCGACGACGAGCTTCAGCCAGGTACCCTCGGTCATCGCCCAGAACTTCTCGCCGGTCGCGTAGGTGCTTCTGGCCTTGGCGGCGGCTCTGGCCAGCGCCTGGAAGAGCTTCAGGCCGGTAGAATCGGCAGTGGCAATGGTGACGACGTTGCTGGTGTGCAGGTCAGTCCACGCGGGCGCGGTCGCCGGATAGTCGTCCGGCTGCGCGGTCTGCGCCAGTCGGGTCGCAATGCCCATCGGCATCTTAGTGCCGGTGCCGTACAGGATGGCCTTATCGATGGCAAGGCCGATCGCCTGGCCCAAGAAATCAATCACCGCGCTGGCCAGCGCCACGTCGCTGTCCTCGAGCAGGGCATTGCAGATCTCGATGTACGCGCCGACCTTATAGCCGTCGACCTCGGTGTCCGTAAAGCCAAAGGTCACCTCGTTCAGCGCACCGCAGGCCTCAGTCCAGACAGCCTCGGGCGCAGTGCCCATGATAATCTGGCGGGTCTTGCCGCTGATCGCACGCACATTGACGTGCTTCATGAGTCGGCTATAGGTGGTGATCTGCTCGCGGAGCAGCTCAATAATCACGGTCGGGATCGTCAGCTCCGCGCCGCTGATCGCGCGATTCTGACCTTTCATCTCGCGCAGGCGAGTCAGAAAGCCCTTCACGTCCTCACGGGCGAGGAAGGCGTCGCGCTCCTGGGCATTCAGGCCGAAAAACTTGCGGGTATCCATGGGTGCATCATCCTTTCGTTCGATGGTGTGGGTCGGTTCGGCGGGCTTTTTTGCCCGCGCATTGATTTCGTCCAGCTCTGCGTCGAGCGCGCTGATCTGCTCATCGAGCTTGGCCAGCTTCTCGTCCACGCCCTGGCGGTCGTTGTCATAGGTCTTCTTGTCGGCCTCGTATTCCTCGACCATCTGGTCGATGGTGGCGCGGTCCTCGGTGCTGGTCTCGGCGTTGACTTCATTCACCGCCGCCTCAAGCTCCGCTTCGCGCTTCTCGAGCGCAGCCTTCCGGGTCTCGTATTCGGCGAGGCCCGCTCGGATCTGCTCGCGCTGCGCGTCGAGTTCGGCGCGCCGCTTGGTAATCACAAGCTGCCTAAGCATTGGGTTTCAACCTCCTGATCTGTTTCTCTTTCCAGGCCTGCGTCGCGCGCGCCTGGATGGTGGCATAGTCGCGTTTCCGCGCACTGACCGAGGTGCTCTCGTACGCCGGGAACGTACACACCGACACCTCGTACAGCCGCACCTTGCGGATCGTCCAGTGTACGGAGCCGTCGTCGCGGTATTCCGCGTCCTCGGACTCAATGTCAAAGCCAAATGAGCACTGATCCACGTCGCCGCGCTTCACGCGCTCATACAGGTTCATCGCGTCGGTGTCATTCTCGTTGATCGTCACCTTGCCCCAGAGGCCGCGGCTATCCGTCCGCAGCTCCAGCGTGCCGGCCTTGGTGCGGCCCAGCACGAGGTTGGTTTGGTGGTCGATCAGCGCCCGGACGTCTCCGGCCAGCGCGCCGTCGAAGGCCTCAGGCGCTACGCTTTCCGTTGCGCCCGGCCAAAGCTCGTAGTTTTCGCCGAAGACCGCGAAATAGCCCTCAATCGTCTTGGCATTGCCGGCATCATCCGCGCGGAACTGCGCAGGCGCGCCGCGCATCTGCCTAATCGTTGCTCTGTCCATCTCCATCACCTCCAATCAATTTTGCCTGGTCTCCCAGCCGATCGGCGGGGATGTAGTTCTCCAGCGCAAGCAGCTCCTGCATTTCCTCGTCTGGGCCGAAGCCTGCCCAGTCGCGCCACTCATTGCGCCGCAGCGCCATGCGGTCGACCATCTGCGCGCCGGCATTGATGATCTCGCCGATGTCATAGGCGTAGAGGGATCGCGGATTGAATCGCCAGTACAGATCGGGCGAGTAGAGCAGCTTGCGCGTCAACTCCTGCTCGATCTCTCTGGCCATGGGCATGATCCGGGTCGTCACAAATGCGTTGTGCTCGGCCTTATCGTAGTTGCCCACGCCCACCATGTAGGCGGGCACTCCAAAGATCCCGGCCACCGTGCGCTTGTCCAGCTCAAGCGACTTGGCAATGGCCAGATCGTTGAGTGTCAAGGGTTTGATCTGTTCCACCGAGAACATCTCGGCCGGAATAAACCACGGCTGCCCGCTCTCGCTGCTGTCCAAGTACTGCGCCGCGAGCTTTTTGCGCCCATCGACGCTGGCGAATTCTTCCGTCAGGCCGTCCACCTTGACGATGATCGACGGCGTAGGCGCTTCCATGAGCGCCTTCTTGGTTGTGTTCGCCTGTCGTAACCCCTTGGCCACATCCTTGAGCACCGCGCGGTAGCCCGTGCCGATGTACGGTCGCTCCGGGTCGGGGTTGATTCGGAAATGCAGCAACTCGTCCGGCGCAAATACCTGCCCGTTGATCCTGATCGTGTAGCCGTCCGCGGTATCCATGTACGATACCTGGGACGGTCGGATCGGTATCAGCTCGTCGAGCATGCCGTCCGCAGCATAGCGCGGATAGGTCACCTGGTTGCCGTCGCCGTCCGTGAGCATGGTGTAGACGATGTTGTACATCCACGCCTTGCGCGTCACGTATCGGTTAGGCTCAATGTCCAGTTTCCGCGAGAGCTGATTGACGATTCGCACGTCGCCGAGCGCCGTGTTGCGCATCAGGTGCAGCGTCATCGAGCTGATCATGTCGGCGTAGATGTGCACACACATCCGCACCTCTGGGCAGTCGCGCAGGCGGGTGTACTCGCCGCAGCACAGCATCTTGTACGCGTCCGCGGAGCACAGCCACGCCGCCGCGCTGCTCGTGGGCGCGTCCCTTGTCACTCCGGCAGAGATTGCCCGCCGCCTCTTTTTGTTGCTCATTCAGCAAACCACCTTCCGGCTCGTTCAGATTTTTCCATGTTCTCCAACATGCGCACCGTTGCGAAAACGTCCGCGTCGAAGATGTCGATGCGGTGCTCCGGCTGTACCTTCTCATACTGGATCATGTCGTCGGTCTTTTCGATTGCGCGGACGTTGGCCACGCAGTATTCGTAGGCCTGACTGCCGAGGTAATATAGCTGGCAGTCCTTGGCCTTTTTCTCGATGTGGCGGAAGCCCTCGGATTTTTTATAAAAGTACTGGGGCTGGTCAATGATTGCGAAGCCGGCCTTTTTCATCCCCATAAAGTACTCCCGGCAGAATTTGCGGTCATGACCAACCTGCTTGATCTTAAAGCCGCGCTTGCGCATGGCCACAAACCAGTTGACCACATCGGAGTGGTTGACGGTCGGCGTGTTGCACATCGTCAACCAGCCATCGTCCTGCCAGCCGAACAGCGGGATATTGTCCTCGTCCGCCTTTTTCGTTGCGGCGACGATGGGGAACCAGCAATGCGGGATCACGATGTCGATGTCGCGATACTGCCCGTGCAGCGCCGCGGCCGTCAGGTCGTGCAGCTTGGACAGGTCAGCGCCGCCGTACCATTGGATAGGCAGCGAGGCCAGTTTGTCCAGTTTCCGGTCGAGCGGCCACTCGGCGCGGATTCCCAGCTTTCCCTCGGCCGTGCGGTTGGACTTGACGAACTCGTCCAAATTGAAATACGCGCGCATCGACGAGACGAAGATGTTCAGCGATCGCGTGAGGAACTCTTTGCGCTGCTGAGGATCGTTCTGCGCCTGAAGCGCGGCCTGCATCATGTCCTCGGCTTTGATCGTCACGCCGTAGTTCGGATTTGCCTTCTCATGTTCCAGCGGGTCGAGGTAGTCTACATCGCCATTTTCATCCTGATCCGCCTTACAAATGAACACGAAATACTGATCGTCCTTATAGCTCCCGTCGAGGATTCCCTTGCAGTATCGCAGCCGTTGCGCGCAGAAGCTCGTCGGGTCGTCTCCGGCAGTGGTGATGGCCACGACCAGTTTGTTGACGTAGGCCTTGGTCGCTTCTTTCAGTCGGTTGTACGGCCGCGGATCTTTATAGGCGTGGATCTCATCAGCGATTGCGATATTGCAGTTGAACGAGTCCAGGCGGTCCGGGCTGTAGGCCAACGCCTGCATGTCCAGCGATCCGCCCGCCAACTCGTCGATCGACACCGAGTGCTCCATGTTGTTGTCCAGCACGCGCCAGCCGTCAGCGTTCGCAGCCTTGCGATTTGGATACAATACGTTCTCGACGTTGTATCGCCAGTTATCAAACGTCTCCATGGCCTGCTTCAGCGAGGCGGCCACGACGTAGATCTTCGAGCCGCTTTTCCGGCTCAGCAGGCCGAGCGCCCAGGCGAAGGACGACAGGAACAGCGTCTTGCCCGATTTGCGCGGAACGAAGATCAGCGCTTCCTTCACCACTCGGGAGTCTGTGCCCATGTGGTAGAAGATCAGCATGGCATAGGCAATGTACTTTTCCCACGGTTCCAGCTTCACAGGCTCACCGCGGAGAGGCTTTCCGGTCAGGTCTTCGCCCTGTCGATGCTTGAATGTCTTCTCAATGATCCCGATGACAAAATCAGCATCCCGCGTCCGTACCTCGTACTCGCCGCCGTCGATCATGCGCAAAAACCGTTGGCACCCCTGGATCGCCTCCCGGCAAGCGGGCTTCGTGCCGTCGGCCACGGCTTGCGCGTAGGCCAGCACCTCCGCCGCATACTTGCCTTTGAGCATTATCCCTGCATCTCCTTCAGCGCTTCGACCAGCGCATTCGCTTTTTTCGGCGGCGCGAGGGCCGCATCGTTGATCTTCTTCAATCCGGACGGCGTGAGGCCAAGCTGTGCGGCGTACGCCAGGATATCTTTGCGCAGCGCCTCGATCGTTGACACAAGCGGCGACTTTTTGCCGCCCGCAGTCGAGCACTCGTAATTCAGCGCCTCAAATCTGGCCGTCAGCTCGTCGTACTGCTCCTTGAGCTGTCCCATGATCTTGATCATCGGATCAAACTCGGTCTTGTACACGCCGAGCGCCTCCATTGCCTTTTTGATCTGGTTTTCGTTTCTGGTTTTCGCCATCGCACCCACCTCCCTTCAAGATTCACCCGGATTTCGCGCCGGGGAGGGAAAAAGC